AACAGCGAGGTAAATTATGTGGCACAGTGATACATTAGGTGTCATACGGACACCAAAAGAAATAACAGTAAATGGTGTGACTCATCCTCGCCAGATATTCCGTAAATGGAGTAAGGCGCAACTGGCTGAGTTAGGGATTACCCCTGCGCGAGTAGTAACACCAGATCAACGCTACCATAATACTGGTGCGGAGACACTTACTCTGGTAGATGGTGAGACTGTAATAAGCTACGCCACTACAGATAGAGATGTGGATCAGCTAAAGATCAGTATGAAGTCAAAGGTAAAGCAGATTGCAGCGTCTACTCTAGCCCAATCAGACTGGATGCGGATACGGGAAGAAGATGGTGGCACATCAATGTCAGCAGATTGGAAAACCTACCGCTCAGATGTAAGGGCTGCATCAAACACTAAAGAGACTGAGATAGATGCGCTGGCTGATCTGGATGCAATCAAAGCATATGATGAGGCTGGTGATGTGTGGCCCAATGATCCTGATTATGTAGAGGAAGAATAGTGGCATTCATACCTATAGATAAAGTAGGTGAGGTAGGTATAGTTAAGGAGACTTCTCCTTGGCAGCTACCCCCTAATGTCTGGAGTGACGGTAATAATNTAAAGACAGANGANAGTTCNATAAAGAAAACTCCTGGTTATTCAGAAGTTATGGCTACTTGTCCTGTCGCACCCTACCATATCTTACAGTTGACTCTAGGAANACCAGAGTTCTGGNTAGTTGCTGGTCTAGCAGCAATCTATGTCTATGATAATACAAGTTCCAGCACACTTCTTAATGGNGGGATAAATGATAGCGTCACAACTGTGACTGTAGATAGCACCACTGGATTTGAATCTGTGGGTACTATTACAATAGGCACTGAGAATATATCGTACACAGGAAAGACGGCTACTACCTTTACAACCTGTAGCAGAGGCGCAGACAGTACGAGTCCTGACGACCATTCTGATGATGCTAGTGTAACCAGGGCTACAAAATGGTACGATATCACACGCTCTAGTGGCGCGTACTCAGCTACAGCTGATGAGAACTGGACATCTACCATTATAGGTGGTGTTCTGGTCATGACCAACAACTATGACAAACCACAGTATTGGGCCTTGACAGGTGGTGTACCGTTATCCAGCACATTAATGCAGGATTTATCTAACTGGCCCAGCCTTACTTTATTAGATGGGGCGATTACCACCACAGATGGGACTGATGACATAGATGTGGACAGTACCGAAGACTTCCCAACTTCAGGTACCTTTACCGTCGACAGTGAGGATATTGCGTATACCGGAAAGGATGCTACTACATTNACTGGTATATCCAGAGCGCAGAATNGNACNACTGGGGCTACCCATTCGGATAATGCACCTGCATTTGTCAGTGTATATGCCAAGTCTATACGGGCATTCCGCTCATTCCTGGTAGCTTTGAATGTTCAAAGAGGTGGTGTAGACTACCCAAGGATCGTCAAGTGGAGTACAGAAGCTGGGATACAGGGTGTCCCATCCTCATGGAATGAAACGACGAGTACAGTTGATGCTGGCGAGTTCGAGTTGGCAGATACGAAAGGTGATATCCAAGACGGTCTTCAGCTTAGAGACACCTTTATGATCTATAAGGAAGATGCTACATACTCCATGAGTTTTGTAGGAACTCCCTTTATCTTTTCCTTCAGGCAGCTATCTCCTACGATTGGGGCGATAGCAAAGAACTGTGTGGCTGAGTTTGATGGTGGTCATGCTATCTTTGGTAAGGGTAACTTCTATATTAACGATGGTCAGAGACTTAAACCTATCCTTCCTCAGAAGTTAAAGGAGTATGTCTTTACCACACTTGATGGCGCACAGGTAAACAAGTGTTTTGTTGTTGCCGACTACGGTAGAACAGAGATACTCTTCTGCTTCACTGCTGATGGTGCAGCAACCAACCATCCTAACAAGGCTGTAGTATGGAACTACATCACTAATACCTTCTGTATTAGAGATTTACCTGATGTGGCACACATGGGCTATGGTAACGTAGGAAACCCCACTACGGCGACTACGTGGGCTGCTACCAGTGATACCTGGGTAGGTGAGACAGGTCCGTGGACCATGAGTTATGACTTGCAGGATAAAGTCCTGTTATTTTCCGATCCAAGCAATACCAAACTATATAGAGACAGGTCTGGTAACAAGGAAGATACTGCGAACATGACCTCTTATATTGAAAGGACAGGTCTATCAATGAATGCACAAGGTCAACCCGACCATACAACAGTAAAGCGTATCAGTTCTATATGGCCCAAGATGTCTGCCAGTGGTACCGATACTATAAATGTTTACCTTGGTACCCAGATGTCTACTGAAGGTGGCATCTCATGGAATGCGCCTGTAACATTTAACCCTGATGAACAGTCAAAGGTATCTGTTAGAGGTACTGGAAAGATGTATGCAATACGATTTGAATCGACAACCGACATGAACTGGGAACTTGATGGTTATACTATAGAGGTAGATAATGTAGGTAAGCGTGGCTCAAGGAGTTACTGATGGCAACCTATGCCGACAGGGTAGAGAAGAGTGTAACAAGGTATGAGCCTGGACCACTACCAGAACAGGTAGAAGATTTAGGTGGTTATGTTGTTAGCGAGTTGAAAAGACTTGGCAGCATTCTACTCAATCAATCTATATTCAGGCTTGAGCCTGTTCATATAGAACCATCCAGACCACGCAAAGGTGATGTAAGATACGCAGATGGTACCGATTGGAACCCTGGATCAGGGGAAGGGATATACTGGTATAATGGAACATCATGGGCAAAACTGTAACTCAGATTGAAGCAGAAAGCACACAAGCACCTTCGTGTAAGGTTGCTCTTGTCAACTCCGAAGACATAGAACTGGTATGGGATGAGGTTATACCTCTTGTAGAGAAGGCATTATCTCATGCAGAGGGTGAACTTAAACCAGAAGATATAAGGAAGCATCTGGATACAGGTGATCTACGCTTATGGGTAGCTATGCAAGACAGGGATATTATAGCAGCAATGGTAACTGAAATTATACAGTATCCAAGGAAGAAGATAGTCAGAGTTATCACTGTTGCAGGGAAAGATATGAGCATGTGGTATGATTTCCTGCCCATGTTAGAAGGTTATGCAGTACGGAATGGATGCTCATCCCTTGAGGCGTGGACAAGAAAAGGCATGACAAGAAAACTAAAAGACTGGAAACACTCTTATGATATCATTACGAAAGACTTGAAACAGAGGATGCAATAATGGCAGTAGCACCTATTACACAACCACTAGCACCTGGTATTAGTGCGGTAGATTATAGCCCTTGGTCACAAGAAGCACAGGCAAGGTCTGCAACTCCCGGTATCCTAAACTATGTACCGAATGCCAACCCTTTAGCAGCACCTACTGCAGCACCCACCTTTAGAGGTGGTACTCCTTATGGTAACTATGTTCGACAATGGCCTGATCTGATGGCAGCTTTTCAGAATCCAAATCAAACTGGATCACAGAATATAGCAGACTGGGGTAGGACTCATTGGGAAACACATGGACAGTGGAATCCAAGTAGGGTAGCTGGAGGTCGGCCTGAAGATTTGCCTGTAAACACAGCTATATCTTTAGGTGACACTATGGATACTGGTGGTGCAAGAGTCAGCGTGGGTACGTCAGGACTGCCAATGCCTGATGTGGAAGGTTATAAGTATGTATATAACGCATATGAGTGGAATCGAGATAGAAATGCTTATGACCCTATAGCTGCAAAGTATCATAATATAGATGAGTATCCTTACTATCCTTATATGCCAGAAGGTGGTGAAGCGCCAAATAGGAACGGTCGCATCTTAGTAGGCACTAGCTTAGTGCCAGATGATTATCATACCTATCCTGATTAGGAGAATAATATGTCCGGTGGATCAAAAGTACAAACAACAAGAACAGAACCCTGGGAAGAGCAGAAGCCCTACCTAGAGACTGGATTCAAGCGCGCCGAAGATTTATATACATCTGGTAAGCTGACTCCAGGTTACTATGGTGGTTCTACAATGGCTGGATTTGACCCAGCGGAAGCACAAGGTCAACAGTCTGCCTTGACCTACCTTACTGGCCCAAGAGCAGCGAATCTACAGGCTGGTGCAGAAACTACAGCCTTGGATACTATGGGCTATGGTAGAGGA